AGCCCTATGGATACCATTCTTGTGGGAGAGGCTATAACGTGACCAGAACCTGGTATTGGGTCACACTATAGGGCTGTGGAGTATTGAACTATTGAGGGAGGGAGACTCTAATACCTGAACATTAACCAATAGAGAGGACGTGATGGATTTTGCAGATATAGAGAATGATCAGCTGCGCTCTGAAGCTATAGAGCGCTACGTTGTATGGATTGAGAGTTTACCCTATAGAGTAGGTAGAACTGAGCAGGATAGCATCAGAGAGACTATAATTAACGACCTGGAGAACTGATATGAGAGTATTAAATTTATATGCTGGACTAGGTGGTAACAGAAAACTATGGGAAGGCTGCGAAGTAGTAGCGGTAGAGAACCATGAAAAGATTGCTGAGGTTTATCAGAGATTACACCCAGCAGATACTGTTATAGTTGGCGATGCCCACGAATACCTGAGACAGAATTTCAGAGACTTTGATTTTATCTGGTCTAGTCCACCATGTCCCACCCATTCCAGAATGGCTAAAGCTACACGCCATAAAAACCGAAACTATCCTGATATGGGGTTATACCAAGAGATACTGTTTCTACAGCATTTTTACAAGGGTAACTGGGTGGTAGAGAATGTTAAGCCTTTTTATGATTTTCTAGTGCCACCAACAGTGACAGTAGGTAGGCATTGTTTCTGGTCTAACTATGAGTTTGATGCTGTAGATGTTAAGAGGCCAGAGAATTTTATTAATTTAGCTAATCTGGCAGGTAAGCAGGCTCTAATGGATTGGCTAGACATCCACTATGAGGAAAACATCTATTACAAAGGCAACCACTGTCCTGCTCAGATACTACGCAACTGTGTTCACCCTGAGCTGGGATTGCAGATATTTAACCAACAGAGAGAAATAGCATGAACGTATTCATAGGCCCAAACGACCTGTTACACGGTGATGAACACTTAGAGGAACTAGAAGACTGGGAGCTGCGAGAGAGATTCTTTAACGCCCTGAGAGACTTAACAGCAGCAGCAGACACTATAGAGAAACTGAAAAGCCCTAAATGGACTCCGTACCCTGAAGATATTGAAGTGCTACAGGACACTTTAGAGGAGCTGAAGTATTCTTTAAAGTAGAACTACTAGCAGTTATTGCTATAGGAGGGCTGTTTTGTTACTATATAGTCCAGAGGGTAGCACAGAATTTTTACAGGAGCAAACAAATGTTTGAAGATTATATGCAGGGTAAGTTAACGCCAGAGATTCAGGCGGTTATGAGAGCTGCCAGCGACATCGCTAGTGGGGTATTCAGTCTCAGAGAGGCTGCAAAGTTCTACAAGCTATCGCCAGAGCAGATTATTAGATTTATGACAGAGAGTGCAGAGTATGATGTTGTATTTAGAAAGGAGGGAGCAGAATGATATTAACCAGCAGAGATCGTTTGGTGTTAGAGAGGAAACCTGTTAAAGTGAAAGGGAGCTACAATATTCCAGAAGAACGGAGCCACTATTGTCGCCACCCAGAGCAAACAGACTGGACTAAGCCCTGCCCAATATGTAAGCGCAGGATCAGAATAGTAGCAAGAAACATGGAGCATAAAACAGCATGGTTATCTTAGGACGTAATTTATCATTAGAGTATAGACTGGGCGTAGGTATTGATCTGGAGTTTCCAGACAGCAGACCAGTGTGGGTATTTAATTCAAAGACGCAGAAAACAGAGACTATGCCCTTTCAGGGTGTTATCCTACATCTGCCGCTATGTCTAGTCAGTTTCGGTAGAGTTTATGAGGAGGTTTTTGAATGAGTGTAGCAACCCATCAACCCTGCCCAGACTGTGGCAGCAGCGATGCGCTACAGGTGAACCGTAACAGCACCTATTGCCATAGCTGCAACACCTACACCAAGCTGGAGGGAGGCTATCAACCTGTGGAGATACCGCAGGATGATCAGCCCACACCAAAGCCCAGCTTCAGTGCTGTGGAGAATATGCTTACTACTGGGAAATACCAGAGCATTGTATCCAGAGGACTCACCACCGCCACAGCGAAGCACTACGGCATCCTAGAGACACCAGATAAAACCTATTTCAGCTACCACAACCCAGACGATGCTTTAGTACCTGTAGCGGCTAAGATACGGCTTCCAGATAAGCAGCATAGCATTGTAGGGGATTGGAAAGGCGCTGGTCTATTCGGTCAGCACTTGTTCTCTGCTGGCTCTGCCAAGTATGTCACCATCACTGAGGGCGAGTTTGACGCTGCTGCAAGCTACCAGATGCAAGGGAGCAAGTACCCAGTAGTATCTGTCAGGAACGGCGCTAGCGGCGCTCTAAAGGACTGTAAGGCCGCCTATGAATGGCTAGACAGCTTTGACGCCATTGTCATCTCTATGGATGCTGATGAACCTGGACAGAGGGCTGCGAGAGAGATTGCAGAGCTGTTTGGCGGCAAATCAGCCATCATCAAGAACCCACCACAGTACAAGGATGCCTGCGACTACCTAGCCGCTAATGATTCCAAAGGCTACATAGCTGCGTTCTGGGCGGCTGAGAAGTTTGTTCCAGACGGTATTATCAATGGCGCTAGTCTCTGGGAGGAGGTGAACAGACCTGTAGAGAAGTCTGCGGTGATGTACCCGTGGGAGAGCCTGAACAAGCTAACCTACGGCATCAGAGAGGCAGAGCTAGTCACCATCACAGCAGGCTCAGGGCTGGGTAAGTCTCAGTTTGTCAGAGAGATAGTGTGGCATATCCTGAAGGAGTCAGACCAGAACATCGGGCTACTGTTCCTAGAGGAGAATGCACGCAAGACTGCACTGTCGCTGATGTCACTAGCGGCTAACAAGCCCCTGCACCTGCCTGACGTAGAAAGCACTGAGGAGGAACGCTGGGAGGCTTTTGAGGCCACCATGGGCACTCAGAGGCTATTTATGTTCGACCACTTCGGCTCTACCAGCATTGACAACATCATAGCCCGCTGCCGCTACATGGCTAAGGCGCTGGACACCAAGTTTCTGTTCCTAGACCACGTAAGTATTGTTGTGTCTGCACAGAGCAATGGCGATGAGAGGAAGGCGCTGGATGAGATATGCACCAAGCTGCGCATGCTGGTTCAAGAGACTGGTATTACCCTGTTTATGGTGAGTCACCTGAAGCGCCCAGACGGCAAAGGCCACGAGGAAGGCGCTGCTAGTAGCCTGTCACAGCTCAGAGGCTCTGCATCTATAGCACAGCTCTCAGACATGGTGATAGGACTGGAGAGGAATGGCCAGGCTGAAGACCCTATAGAGAGAAACACAACTAGCGTCAGAGTGCTCAAGAACCGCTTCTGCGGTACTACAGGGCCAGCAGGCGGGTTGTTATTTGACCAGAAAACAGGTAGGATGGTTGAAGTTAAGGAGGAGGGGCTGTAATGAGATGTGTAGCGTGTAACAAGAATTTATCGGACTTTGAGTCTACAAGGAAATCCGCTGAGACTGGTGAGTATTTAGATATGTGCAATGATTGCTTCTTTTACACCGAAGACGACATTGCTACCATTGACAGAGATGACCTACGTAGTGAATCTGACACCATGATGGAGAGTCAAGAATATGAGCAAGATTGGCAACTTGGTAATGACAGTTCAGGAGAGTAAGACACAACTGAACTACATAAACCCATTTGATAAGTACAGTAACAAAACTAACGCAGCGAGGCAGTATTATGTGGATTACGCTGGATATAGAAACCAACACAAGTCACGACACTATCTGGGTAGCAGTAACTCAGGACGTTGAGACTGGTGAGATGCTAGAGCACTACTCTGCTGAGACTCTGAAGCCTCTGCTTCGTGACTCAGAAGGCGTCATTGGTCACAATATCATAGGCTTCGATGCTCCAGTGCTAGAGAAGCAGTGGTCACTACAGATACCAAAAGAGAAGCTAAAAGATACTCTAGTGCTGAGTAGGCTCTGGAATCCGTCTCTGGAGGGTGGACACAGCCTGGACTCTTGGGGCAAACGCTTTGGCGACCACAAGATAGACTTTCACGACTATGACGGTGGACTGTCTGACGAGATGGTGGAGTATTGCAGGCAGGACGTAGCACTCACCACAAGACTGTATAAACATTTAACAGACAAGCTGAAGCGAGAGGAGTTTAAACAGCAGTGCGTAGATTTAGAAGAGAAGGTGTACATCATTACGGCGGAGCAGGAGCGCAACGGCTTCATGCTAGACGTAGAAGCAGCTACTTCGCTATGGCAAGACATAACGCACAAGATGAGGCAGATAACAGCGGAGCTACAGAAAGTATTCCCGCCGATAGTGGAGGAACGCTGGAGCGAGAAGACAGGAAAGCGCCTGAAGGACAAGGTGACTGAGTTTAACGTAGGCTCTCGTAAGCAGATTGCAGAGAGGCTAGAGGGTGTAGGTGTTAAGTTTAAGCTACAGACTGAGAAGGGCGCTATCATTGTTAATGAGAAGGTGCTGGAAGGCATCGACATCCCTGAAGCTAAGATGATCTATGAGTACCTGATGTTGCAGAAGAGAGCAGCACAGATAGACTCTTGGTTAACTCACGAGAAGGATGGTAGGGTACACGGTAGGGTGATTACCAATGGCGCTGTAACAGGCCGTATGACGCACCACAGCCCTAATCTAGCACAAGTGCCCTCTGTATCTGCACCGTATGGTAGAGAGTGTAGATCATTCTGGACTGTGCCTGAGCACCACAAGCTAGTAGGCTGTGATGCCAGCGGCTTAGAGCTACGTATGCTTGCACACTACATGCGTGATGAGAACTACACCAACGAAATACTCAGCGGTGACATCCACACAGCCAACATGAAGGCAGCAGGACTCACTGACCGCAACCAAGCCAAGACCTTCATCTATGCCTTCCTGTACGGTGCAGGGCCAGCTAAGATAGGACAGATAGTAGGAGGCGGCTACAAAGAAGGACAGCAGCTTACAGATTCCTTCTTACGCAACACACCAGCACTGGCTAGGCTGCGAGAGCGTGTGACTAAGTTCTCAGCAGGCGGTACACTTCCAGGTCTGGACGGTAGACGCTTGCGGGTCAGGTCAGAGCATGCAGCACTAAACACGCTGCTACAGGGTGCAGGCGCTATAGTAATGAAGCAGGCACTGGTGCTGATGGTAGAGTCACTAGACACGTACGCTATTCCGTACAAGCTGGTGGCTAATGTACATGACGAGTTTCAGATAGAAGTACCAGAGAATTTTGCTGATGTAGTAGGCAAAGCAGCAGTAAGAGCCATCAAGAATGCAGGAGAAGTGTTAGACCTGCGCTGCCCTCTTGATGCTGAATACAACGTAGGAAACAACTGGGCAGAAACCCATTAACTAGAGGTAATTATTATGCGTACAACTTTACAAACTTTAATGAAAGAAGAAGAAATCACTCAACAGGAACTATCTCGCAGGACTGGTGTTCCTCAACCAACTATTTGCAGAATCTTAGATAGCACTCACGAGTCTCCTAGCTTTTTCACTATGTTGAAGCTGGCTAGGTATTTCAAGGTTCCTGTAGAAACTTTATATGAAGAAGACCTTTCGTATTATGACGAACCTACGGAGACTATCACTGTAGATGGCTCTAAAACCATAACCATAGAAATTAAAGTACGTTGACACAGACATACCAAATATGGTATAATATACGTAGATCAGTTGTGATCTAAAACAACCAAAGAGGTAATTAGTATGAGCGAAGCAAAACCAGTAACAGTAAACGCAGAGATGATGTGGTCTAGCCTACAAGAGGTAAACCGCATGTCAGGTAAGTACCAAGTAGACCTAGCACAGCTCTCCTCAGCAGCAGTAGAAGCTCTGGAGATGATGGGCTTGAGTATTCGAAACAAGGAAGGACAAGGCGACTTTGTAACTGTAAAGTCTAATCATCCTATCCGCGTGTACGACACTGACGGTAAAGAGATTACAGGCATCCTAATAGGTAATGGCTCTAAAGCCAAGGCTGTATTGTCCTACTATGACTGGAAGTCTCCAGCAGGTCAGGCAGGTCGTAGCCCTAAGCTGTTCAAGCTAGTAGTCACTGACCTGATCCCCTACGGCGGCAAGGAAGAGTTTGTCGAAGTAGATATGGAAGAAGCCCTGTGATATTAATTGATGCAGACATTCTAGTCTATCGTGTAGGCTGGTCTTGCA